TTAAAAACGCGTTCACGATTTTCAAAATCACGGCATCGCTCACTGATTTCATAGAGTCGAACTTGAACTTCCGCCAATTTATCATCAGAAACATATTCATCGTGTCTTTCACTTGGAGTCCAGTGCTTGAACTTACTATAAAAACGTTCCTTTTCAATGTTGCGATTTTCGATATCCCTGTATCTTTCAAGTTCAGAACAACAGTAAATGTACTCATTCACATTTTCCATACTTTCTTCAGCCCTCAATTGATAAAGGCGATTTTTAACGAGGTCGATGGCAGGTTGATAAATTTGAGAGTGTCCATCACCATAAATCTGGTTCATACGTAAGTTTCTTAGGAGAACATTTAGTTCCCCGATGTTCAGTGTATTGATTGAATGTTCTCGGCTTTTTTGGTGCATCTGGACATTTCGGTGTTTCATTGGAATGGACAATCCCTTGCCATATGAGGATTTGTACGTCTTTGCAGAGCGAACTCGTCGCTTGGCAGAACGCGAGGCGGTAGTCATCGGTCGTGAGAGAGAAGCAGTCATCTTGCATTATACATGCACCACACCTTTATAAGGTTTTTGAAAATGGAGAATTATCTTTTCCCCGACTTCGTTTTTTGCGATGACTACCTCGTAGTCACCTTGATCGTATATGTACTTAGGTTCCTCTTGTCTGGGAGACAAGTAACTAAGCAATCTTGTGTAAAAACTCATTCTTCCTTCTTCTTACTTAGATGATATTCTTCAAGCTTTTTATGTTCACTTTGAATAGTTCTCAAAAATCTCTTTGGTTTGTCGCCGAGTTTAGACCAAGAGAATTCGTCCATAAAATCTTCGATGTATTCTGGGACGTGTGCGATCACGACAAACGTCCCTCTGATGTACCTGTATATCCAGGTAGTAGCAAAAGCGTAACAGAAAGCGCGTGGGTAAAGCCACCACATTACGTGTTTAACGACTTCTTTTTTTATCTATCTTAAATACAAGATGGATCTCTACGAGGTACCGAAGAAAGTCCAGTACATCACGGTTGATTCAGAATTCGTGAATGGGTCTAACAACACATTTACGATTGATTTTTCACTCGACTCAAACATACACATGGAGGACATGACAAAAGTGATAGGATTCAAAGTGGTTGATTTTTACGTGACACAAGTGGGCGAATCTGATTCCGCTGGTAACACAGATGTATCCAAATACATAGATGTCGTATGCGATGACATACCCAAAAGAGCCCAAATACTCGACGAACGAAACGGACAAATACTGACACGCATACCATTGGAGCGTACATTCTCCGGGAGCAATTCATTCATTTTGAGAGACAAACAATGGAGATCGTTCCAACGACAAACATCTCTGTTTAATCCAATATCCATCCAAAAAACACATTTCAAACTCTATGAGTCGCAGGGTGATGGAGACTATGAACTTCTTAAACCATCCGTGTCCTTTTACATGATCATAGAAATCACGACCATAGATGTAAAGAAAAAACCAAGAAACAGAGAATTGCAGATTCTGGATGCACTCGATCGTCTCATGGGGAAGATAGATAACCTCAATCACAACGTGAAAAAACTCCCCGATGCAGATCAATTAGAGAAAGCTAGAAAGGAAACTAAGAAATACCCTTTTAGCTATCTTGTTTTATTGATAGTTCTCATATTAGGTGGTGTTTATTACATATCTAAGCAGACAGTTTCGGTTCCTCCGCAGCCTTCTTTCTAGTACGTCTGACGACCTTCTTCACCGGCGCTGGCTTTGGGGCTTCTTCAACTGGGGCCGGAGCTTCGGCAACTGGAGTTGGAGTTGAAGTTGGAGTTCTTAGTTCAACAACTGGAGCTGGAGCTTCGGCAACTGGAGCTGGAGCTGGAGTTGGAGCCGGACCTGGAGTTGGTTCAACAACTGGAGCTGGAGCTGGAGCTGGAGCTGACTTGGCACTGTCCAATTCGTCAACCAATCGCAACAAGATGTCGTAGACATGCTTCTTGTTGACACGGAGGGACTTCATTTCATCGCGGATTTCTTGCCTGAGAGATTCCATTATAATATACATAAAGGAAATATTATCTTTAAATGTAATGCTGGTGATTGGACCAACTTTACTGAGTGGAATCGGGCAACACGCGAAGAAATACACGGAACTCTTCCCTGATTGGAAATATGTTCAAATTCAAGAAGAAATTCCTCCGTGTGAACGAGCTTTTATATTTGCACTCCCAACTGATTTTTGGTTAAATAGGATTCCGGATTTAAAACGCAAAGTCAAACACCTTCACTGTATGACTGTATGTGAAACCGAAACAGTACACGAAGACTACGGGAAACTTTTTGAATTATTTGACCGGATCGCGGTACCGAGTGAATTCTGTAAAAAGGTTTTTTCGAGACAATTTCCAAACACGGAATTCTATGTAGTACGGGCACACATTCCTCACACGGACAAATACACGTTTTACCACATAGGAAACATCATGGACCAACGTAAGAATTTTAGGGGCATTTTAGAAGCGTTTGTGCGTCTCAATAAACCGGACGCCAAACTCATCGTGAAAGCCACGTGCAATCAACCAGTTCAAATAAAATTACCAAATGTGGAAGTCATCAATGGTCTGGTATCTGACGAAGAAATGGATAAGATACACAGACTCTCAGACTGTTACGTGAGCTTTTCGAGCTCTGAAGGCGTCGGTATGGGTGCTGTAGAAGCGGCAATGCGTGATAAACCTGTGATCATTACGGATTACGGGGGTGCACCCGAATATGTAAAAACACCGTACACGATCGATTGTGAACTTCAAGAGTTGCAGAATGATGACTTCTTGTTTAAGAAAGGTATGCAGTGGGGCAAACCAAACAAAGAGCAACTCTTGGAATTCATGAATGATGCGTACGAAAAAAGATTAAGATACATGGATCACTCACACACGAAACGATTGGTTGGGAAAGAACACGTCTCACAACAATTCATCAATGATGTAATTGGTAAGGAGAACGATGAGTCCCGTAAGAATGGCACCTGAGGCAATGGCACCCTTTTGAGCGATCAACATGGATACGATGTCATCGATGAATCCAATGTTTGTGGGCTTCTTAACATTTTCTGGAATGATCTTAGCGATGACGACATACAATGCCATTGATATTACAACTGGACGTAATGTCTCTTGATCTAACATTTATAGTAAACTAATATTTTATCTTTGGTTGATGTTTCTTACAGAAACCACCACACACGGCCTTAAATCCACACGGCTTGCCAGCCAGCGTCACTGCTTGGCAAGTGTGTACTGTGTGTCGCTTTTCTACAACCTTTTCAGGAGCTTTTTCTATGACCTGAATCACCCGAGTCTGTTTATCTTTTCTGAGTTGTGCGTATTTCTGTTTCATCTTCCAAGTCGCGTTTGCGAGTTTCTTGCATCTATCGGTTGGTGAATCCACCCGGTACATGCGCATGGCGTCGGCGAGGCACTGTTCGTAGGACATCTTTGGAATGTTGTAATTATAAGGGTATCAAATCTCGACTTAGGCTAAATTTTTTAAACGTTCATCTATTATTTCTAAACAAAGCTGTTGATATTTAGCGTTTTTATGTCTAATCTTCATTTGAGCATGCTCTAAATCTTTTTGTATGTCATTATAGAGATGTTTAGCTTTACAAATGAGAAATTCAGGGTTGGACTTTGAATAAATAAAATTCAACAAACGACCAATAAAAATAAGCTCTTCGGGCATCCACTTAGACGAAAGTGTGAAATCAACTTTATTCATGGTTACCAGGAGATCAAACAACGCGTTCAACCTCATAGAATACGTGGAAGACATAAGAGCTTTGATGTGTTCCGTTAATTTGGATTTATCTTCTATTGTGTTGAAGAATGTTTCATCGATCCATTTGACATATAGATCGCACATAGAGCTCCAGTTATATTCAGGTGATATGCAAGAAACTACCATCATTTGAAGCAATTTTTCCTCGCTCGAGAATCGGGTAGAGTTATTTTTGATCTTCACACCGGCATCTTTCAACCTCGATTCGAGAGCTGTGAGTTCAGAGAAAAGTGGGTGCATGAATACGTTATGATACTCCATTTCGTTGAGTGGCTGACTCGAACGATTCAGTATCTCATAAGTATCCTTCAGTTTGCGTGGATCCCTGCGTATTTCAACTGGAAGATAATTAACTTGAATCGCATAGTCTTCTATGGCACGTTTTATGGTCTCGGGGAGCTGGGAAAACTTTTTGTTTGCATACACATATGGATCGAGCTCACTCAAATGTTTACCGTCCAGACTGAACGCATCATCCATAAAGCCTAATAATGTACGGCTGCGATGCATGCCATCCACGATCTCGTCCGACTTTTCATCCAACGAAGATACGGTAGTTATGGGTGCCATAAAACGACCCGTGATAGCAGTCTCGATTAAACGCGTACGGTACTTTGAATCCCATTTTTTATATTTTCTTTGGAATTCTGGTTCCAGATTCAGCCAGCGCTGAGAACACAGTTTAGCGGATTCTAAACCAGACTGCGCTTTCAACATGGAGAGAGGAATATTTTTAGAACTGGGAGGCATCGTTTTCGTTTACTTACTTGTATCAATTACAACCAAAATCTTTATACCATTTCTAATGATTTTTAAGCCTGATGGACAGCTCGGTCTTGTCGTGCAGACACAGTGTGAGCTCACATCCAAATTTAAATAGGCGTTTCGACCATTCTTTACCATCGAGGGCTCGGAGTACATCGTCCATCACCTCATTCGCACTCGAGTTCCGGATGTAAAGCGTCAAACACTCTCCGTCTGCGTACTTATAGCCAGGTCGGCACATCCACCCAGCGAAATCCGTATATTTCTTGAAAGAACTTCTTCTGCCCGGTTGATCAGTGATGGATGAAAAGGACGAAAGTAAGTCTTCAGTTTCAATGCCCATGAATATCAACTGTCGCAAACGCTGAAAACTTGGTGACTTCAACTCGTTTATGATGGATCCATAGTTATCAAACACCTTCAAGTGCTTGACCTTCGCACCGGTGTAGTCAAAGGCTCGGAGGGTCTTAGCGTCTACAGACGCACGCTTTACGACGAAGGACGCTTCCATTTTTGACTTTAATTAAAAGGTAAACACTCAAGTGACTTAGGTAATAACTCAAGTCAAAAAAACAAAGACAAGAAAACAGCTTAAGTGAGAGCCTCGTTTATTAAAAAGTAAGGTCAATATGCAAACGAATGAAATGATAGAAAAAATCATTGGACCCAGAAGACACACCACCGAGACATGGGTAAAAAGAGCAAAAGAAGTCCATAAAAATGACCCCAACTTATCTTACACATGTTCAAATATAGGAGGTGAAAAATGGCGACTTGTATTCTGTATGAAACCAAGTCATGGTTTATTTAGGGCATCTAAAAACAACCATATTAAAAAGAAAAGACCTAGTAGTTGCCAAATTTGTGCGGTGGAGTTGAGGAGAAAAGCATTTAGTTTGGGACATGAAGAGTATTGCAGAAGATTGGATGAGCTGAACTCATCTCTTAAACCACTGGACCCTTATATTAATAGTAGGAGACCTCTGTTGCATATGTGTATGATTTGTCTAGAAATGAGAGATTATACCCCAGGTGATGTTTTAAGTGGACACTATAAGTGCTACTATGACTCAAAAGCGAACTCACATGGAAATAACTTTGTTGGGTTCAAAAAGAAATCAATTGCACTTTATGGAGACACAGTAGATTTCTCACTTTATGACCAGAGAAGTTTTGATTTCGAGAAAGCTGGTAAGATGATATGCAAAGGCTGCTTCCACACCTGGGAACGAACTCCACATCAACACTTAAGACCACCAAAGAATTTGGCTGGTATCGCATGTCCAAAATGTTCAAAAATGGAAGCTGGAAAATTGCAACGTAAATCGTGGGAAGAATGCGAATCTGAGTTTGAAAAACTCAAGAGTGAAGGGTTTCATAGGGAATTGGAACTAAGAGAAGAAACAAAAAGAGCCTATAAAGAATCTGGTGGCAAGGCGTCCGAGTCTGTAGTACCGGTGTGGTGTGTGGTGTGTGAGGATTTTTACGATACAACAATGATTAAATTATTGGCTACAAAATGTGGTTGTAGTAAACATCGTTTCAAAACAGAACGATTTATTGTTGATTCTTTAAAAAATGAGTTACCAGCTAAATACAAGGTTGAGCATCTCAATTTGAAAAAATATAAAGATGTCGGCGCGATGGATATTCTTGTTAGCTATGACGACAATCCTGTGGCGTTCATAGAAGTTGATGGAGAGCAGCACTTCACCGATGATACGTTTTTTTCAAAAGTTGGGAGGAACGTAGAAGATACACAACTTTCAGATGAGGAAAAGCACATAAAAGCGGAAGAATTGGGTATAAAAGTAGTTCGTATATATCAACCGTATGCATTTGGTAACAATGAAGCTATCGATAACTTAGTTAATTCTTTAGAAAAAATTAGAAAGGGGGCAATGGTAACCATAGGTGAGATATTCATTGACGGGGGTGCGAATATCTATCAAGCACACACCCTCTATCACTATGAGTTGCAAAAATTAGAATGTTTTTAATAAAATCAAAGACCCCTACCTTTGTTTTTAAAAACAGCTTAAGTGAAAGCCGCGTTTATTAAAAATCAAGTAAAATGAGTGAAAGCATCCAAAAGCTTACCCACGTGGAGCACATCTTAAAGAGACCAGACTCGTATGTTGGTCCTGTTGCTCGCGTTGGTGAACAGTATTGGGTCAAAGAGGGTGATGGATTCGAAAAGAAAACCGTCATCTACGCACCCGCACTTCTCAAGATTTTTGACGAAATTCTCGTCAATGCGATCGATCGTAATTCACTCTATCCAAAACAGGTAACGTCCATCTCCGTCAACATCGACCGCGAGAAAGGTGAAATCAGTGTTGAGAACAACGGACCTCTCGGGGGTATCGCGGTCAAAGAACACGAAAAGGAGAAGATTTGGAATCCAGAACTCACGTTCGGACACCTTCTCACGAGTACCAACTACGATGATTCACAACAGCGTGTTGTCGGTGGCAGAAACGGGTACGGTGCAAAGCTCACGAATGTGTATTCGAGCAAATTCTCCATCAAAATCAAGGATTCCGAAAACAAGGCGACGTACACACAAGAGTGGGCGGATAACATGAAAACGTGTGGAAAGCCGAAGATGCGTAGCTACTCGGGTGCGACTTCGAGTGTTTGTGTCACGTTCACACCAGACTGGTCTCGGTTTGGTATGAAAGGGATGGACGATCACATCTTCAAAATCTTCGAGAAGCGTGTCTATGATGCAAACATCTGTACCACGCCGGGGTGTAAAGTAAAGTTTCAAGGCGAAGCGCTTCCGAAGACAGCATTCAACGAATACGCCAAGATGCACACAAAAACTGACGAAGTTTGTTTGTTTACGTCGGATAGATGGTCCGTGTGTGTCGCACCATCCGAAGATGGATTCGAACAAGTCTCTTTCGTCAATGGTATCTGTACCACAAAAGGTGGGAGTCACGTAGACCACGTGGCGGGCATACTCGCATCCAACATCATCGAGGACATGGCCAAGAAGATCAAGCTCAAACCCCAACAAGTGAAGAACGCATTCATGGTATTTGTGAAAGCCACACTCGTGAATCCAACATTCAGTAGTCAGGTCAAGTCAGAGTGTACTCTCAAGCCACAGGAATTTGGGAGCAAATTCGAGCCCACGAAGAAGCTCATCAAGGACATTCTCAAGACGAGCGTTCAATCAGAACTCATGGCGCTCTCCAAATTCAAAGAGATGAAAGAACTTCAAAAGTCCGATGGCACACGAAAGTCTAAAATCACTGGTATCCCAAAGTTGGATGACGCAAACAAGGCTGGGACGCAACAATCTGGAAAGTGTACGCTCATCATCACGGAGGGGGATTCTGCGAAATCTCTCGCGGTCGCGGGTCTTTCTGTGGTTGGTCGCGACTATTACGGGGTATTTCCCCTTCGTGGAAAGTGTAAGAACGTGAGAGATGCGTCCGTGAAACAGCTCACCGAGAACAAAGAGTTCAGCGACCTCAAGAAGATTTTGGGTCTTCAACAGGGCAAGGTGTATACCTCGCTCAGTGAACTTCGCTATGGTCGTCTCATGATCATGACCGATGCGGATACGGATGGGAGTCACATCAAGGGTCTTGTACTCAACATGATTCATTACTTTTGGCCGAGTTTACTCGACCTAAATTTCGTGGTGAGCATGGTCACGCCTATAATCAAGGCAACCAAAGGTTCACAAACCATGTCGTTCTACACGGATTCTATGTTTAGAATGTGGTACGGAAATGGGAGGCCGGGATGGAAGATCAAGTACTACAAGGGTCTAGGTACCTCCACGTCTGCAGAGGCTCGTGAGTATTTCAAAAACATCGAGAAGCTCACGGTCAAGTTCGACACGGATGAGAAGACAGATGACTCCATCGTTCTCGCATTCGACAAAACCAAGGCAGATTCTCGTAAGACATGGCTTCTGGAAAGCACAGAGAAACAGGGATCTGACCTAGAGATTGCATACGGAAACGTGGATAGAATCAACATCACTGAGTTCGTACACAAAGATCTCGTGAATTTCAGTCTCGCGGACTTGAAGCGTTCCATCGCACACGTATCTGATGGTCTCAAACCTTCGCAAAGAAAGGTCATGTACTCATGTTTCAAGAAGAACTTGACCAATGAAATGAAGGTGGCACAGTTGGCTGCGTACGTCGCAGAGACCTCCGCGTACCATCACGGTGAGGTGTCTCTCGCAGACACGATCGTAAAATTAGCACATAATTTTACCGGTTCGAACAACATCAATCTTCTCGAGCCATGTGGTCAATTCGGTACGAGACTCATGGGTGGTAAGGACGCGAGTCAAACGAGGTACATCTTCACAAAACTCACGAAGGATGCGAGAAAGCTCTTTGACGCAAAGGATGACGCCGTATTGAAATACCTCGATGACGATGGTAAGCCTATCGAACCGGAGTACTACGTTCCAATTTTACCTACCGTGTTAGTCAACGGCACAGAGGGTATCGGTACGGGATTCAGCTGTTACGTACCACCTTTTAATCCAAAGGATATCTGTGAAAACATAGAACGAGCTATTTCCAAGCAACCGCTCAAGGAAATGAAGCCTTGGTTCAACAACTTCAAAGGTAGGGTGTTTAAAAACACTGATGGGTTTTGGGTCACAGAAGGTCTTTGGTCTACTACGAGCACCGGAAACAAGATCAAGATCACAGAGCTTCCACCAGGTCGTTGGACCCAAGATTACAAAGAGTACCTCGATGGTCTCGTAGACAAGAAGGTCATCGCGAGTTTTGTGAATAACAGTACCACCGAAGACGTGGACTTTACCATCACTGGATACACAGGCAAAGACATCATCAAGGATTTTAAGCTTCAAAAGTCGTTCCACGTGAGTAACATGCACCTGTTCCACCCGACAAAGGGAATCAAAAAGTACGCGAGTCCAGAAGAGATTTTGGTTGACTTCATGGAGATTCGAATGGATACATACAAGAAACGTAAGGAACACCTGTTGGAAGTTCTCAAAGAGAAGACCAAAAAGCTTGAAAACATGGCTCGGTTTGTGGATGCGGTCATTAACGAAAAGATTGTGGTGTTCAAGCGCAAGAAGGTTGAACTCGAAAATGAGATTTCGAAGACGTTTGATAAGGTGGATGATTCGTACGATTATTTGCTCAACATCAAGACGTACCAATACACGAAAGAAGCGGTGCAGGCACTCAATGAAGAGACTCACAAAACAAGGAAGGAACTTGGAGACTTGAATGCGACGAGTCACCTTGACATGTGGAAAACGGATTTAAAAATATATAAGCAATAAGTAGTATGTGCGATAGATCTGGTCC